TAAATAGCATCATGTTTTAGATCACCCATTGATTATTTGCCTTTGGTAAGGCTCCCCAGTTTTCATTACTCATTAAATCTACTGCGCCAGATAAATACCGAAACGCATCTGCTCCATGACTGCTTGCATCATGTAGTGGAGCACCAGGTTCACCTGCTGCGTTCATTGTTCTTTTATAGCGTTTGAGATGATGGATTAAATCCTTTGCCTCATCATTATCGAAGTACGTCCTAGGAAAGACCATCCTTGCCTTGATAATCCCTTGTTCTACATCGCCTCTACTTAAAACGAATACATCTCTGCCCATCGAGCGCATCATCTCCTCTGTACTTCTGCCGTGTTTAAAGTCTCTATGTGAAGCATCATGAGGTAGATAATCTGTACCGTAGTTATAATCTAGCGAATCTATTTCTTTAACGTAGCTTTCAAGCGTTCTATGACTATCTTCAATATATTTAATGATGCGGATTTCACTTGCTGCAACCTGACAGAAAATGATCGCCATACTGTCATTCCAGCCGAGATCCCAGCAAGTATGAACTTTGAGACTTGGATCATACGGGACCGTACGAATTCTTTTCTCTTTAATCGCTTCCGAAATTTCTGCATGGAAGATTGCACCTTCAACCGTTGGTCTACACTTACCTTCCCATATTGTTTCATAACTATTTGGATCTCTTTTCTTCCAATCAATTCTTTCCTTTTCTAACGTATCTGGAAAAAAAGGATTGTCGTTAAAATTAATCTGACATACCCACGCGTTATCTGGTGCGTTAGTGACAAACCGATCATAAGTTGGATCAGATTCAAGTTCTGGGTTAAATGTTGTCCAGAGTTCTGAGCCTTCTTTTCGTATGGTTGGTATTAAAATATCCCAAGATTTCTTAGTACAGACTTGGGCTTCTTCTACCCAACAAATATCGGTACCTTCGTAACTCTTGAGGTTCACAACCCCTTGCTGACGGATGCCAACAAAAGTAATCTCTGAGCCATTTTTCCCGATGATCTTTTTTTCCTGCACATCGAACAAATGATCTAACTGCATAAGACTGATCTGATCCCTGAGCAATCGATGGACACTTTCTTGAATACTCTTTTGTGTCTCCCTTGCGCATAAAATCCTTATCGGTTTTTCTACTGCCTTGGTAATCAATACTCTGGCTACAGACCAACTCTTACCCGAGCCCCTTCCTCCATACAATACTTTAAATCTCTTAGGTTGGAAGATTGGTAGAATCTTCTTAGGTAGTTCTAATTTATACTCCACAAATCTTAATACTCGTTACTGTTTGTATCGGAGAGCCGTCAGCACCTACAATTTCATTTACCTGGGTTTCCTTCCAGTTCGCTCTAGTCTTTAACCAAAAGATAGCAGCCGCGGTGTTTCCCATCTTTGCCTGCTCAAATAAACTTTTTGCTACCTGAGCATTCGCATCAATCCTGCCATCAGTTAATTCTTTGGAGTAATACTTTACTAACGTATCACTTGCGATATCTAATTTCACAGCGATCTCCTCATACTTTGTTCCAACCGCTGCTAATGTACGCACTAGCTTTCTTTTTTCCTCGGTTGGCTTATGGGAAGGTCTGCCCCTTCTTGCACTTGCCATCTTTTATAACTCCGATTTAATCAATTAACTTTGCTTTACTTCCTGTAAAATCTTCCCACCTCTTTATAATTACATCGCAATAGATTGGGTCTTTTTCTATTCCGAAACACTTTCTGTTTATTTTTTCTGCGGCTATCAATGTACTGCCGCTACCTAAAAAGGGGTCATAGATATTTTGATTTGGTAAAGACCCATCCTCTATCAATCTGGTCAACAAACCCACAGGCTTCATTGTTGGATGTAATTCGTTTTTTAACGGCCTTGGGTGATCGATAACCGTTGTACCTTTTTTCCCGTAAAACTTATGTTTATTTTTCCATCCATACAAAATAAACTCATGTTTATATAAGTAATCTGTTCTGCTTAAAACGTGATTGTTCTTATTCCACACTAGATATTGACTAAGTTTTAACTTTGCTAAATTTAAGGCCGATTGAATGTGATGTAATTGTTGACCTGCAAAAAATATGTAAAAAATGTTTGTTTCAGAAAAAGGAATGACTTGTAAAAACTTTCCTAAAAACTCCTCCAAATTTTCAATTTCATCGTTTTGGATATGCTTTTGTACCCTATTTCCTTTATCAAATTTATTTAAAAACGTATTTTTTTCCGCATAATTTACCCCATACGGAGGGTCAGTTAACAATAAATCAACGGTTTGGCCATCAAACAATCTGTTTACTACGTTTTCCTCAGTACTATCTCCGCACAACAACCGATGGACTCCTAACTTATAAAGGTTTCCTTCCTTTGTTTGTGCGTTTTCGCTTACCTCTGGTAGTTCATCATCTCCCGTTAATCCGTCCTTTGGGTTTCCAGATAGAATCTGAGCCATTTCCTTCTCATCGAACCCGATTAAACTTGTATCGAACCCATCTTCTTCTAGCCCATTTAACTCTAAAGAAAGTAACTCCTCATCCCAACCTGCATTTAAAGCAAGTTTGTTATCTGCAATAATATAGGCTTTTTTCTGGGTCTCCGTTAGATGCTCTAAGCGTACACAAGGAACCTCGGGCAATCCTAACTTTTGAGCCGCTAGTAATCTTCCATGTCCTGCAATGATTGTGTTTTTCTTATCAATTAAAATAGGGTTGTTAAACCCAAACTCTGTAATGCTTGCCGCTACCTGACTAACTTGGTTTTCTGAATGGGTCCGGCTGTTATTTACATAAGGGATTAACTTGTTCGTCTCTAGTTTTTCAATCTGCATTGACTACAAACCTCTTAATGCTTTCCAATTAAGATGCCCGTAGTATTTTGCGTGCATATTCATTCGTCCTTCTGCAAACCTTTGGTTGGCTTCTTCATCACTAATATCTACTGTGGCACGGTTTCCAAAACGCATCTCAGTACGATCATTTTTAATATTTTCTAAGGTTTCCCAATCATCTTGTGTCATATTAATCATCCCATTCCACTAACTTATGTTTTAAGCGTTCTGATTTTTCATAATCGTTTTGTAACTGCTCATTCCACAATGTATCTGGTTTTGTAGGTAGTATTTTTTCGTAGGCTTTTTGATCTTGTCTGCACAAAAACCGAGTCTTCTCGTATGTTTTTTTTCTCTCTTCCAGATACTTACTTACAAGGAGTTTTTCATCTTGGTCTGCTATCGTGCCAAACCTTACGTCATCTATGTCGTTTTTTAAATTATCTACAGTTTCCCAGTCTTGATTGTTCATCAGCAATCCCATTTTTTTAACGCTAATGCTTTTCTGGTGGGCTTTCCATTTTTTTTCATTGGTCCCTTAACCCCACTCATCCTGGCACAGAAGGATTTACGCCTAGCTGCTGCCTTTGGGCTTTTCTTAGCTTGCTTTGCAGATACAGGAGGTTTTAAATTCGACCCTGTGGCTTTATTTATTGCGCGCCTTCCAGCACGGTTTAATCCTCCCTTTGGATTTTGATGTTTTTTCAAAACCATTATCGAAACCTTTTTACCTTTGCCGCAATCTTTTTAGGCTGCTTTACAAACTGTTTACCTTTTTTGTTTCCCTCGGCCTTGGCTCTGTTCGTAGCGGCTTTCTCAGAAGCAGACAAACTTTTCCATGCGGCTTTCGGGAGGTATCTTTTTTTTCCCTTACTAGGCTTACCATCAGAAGTTGTCCAATCTTGCTTTGTCCATGTTTTTAACGATTTCTGAGCCTTTTTAAGTGCCATCTTTCAATCCGTAACTGTAGGCTTTAGTACGCGCCTCACTTAATGGAAACGCTGGGTACCATACAACTTGATATTTTTTATTAAACGTTTTTTGTTTTTCTTTTGCTGTTAACGGTTTTGATGGCGTAACTACGATAGATGGATCTGGAACTTTAGTAAATTTTTGTGCTAATCGATACGCTGCTCTGTTACTTATTTTCATTTATACCCACCACCCTTCGCTTTATATTCTCTTGCAAGCATTTGCGCCTTCCGACCACTCCATTGACCAGGTTTACCGCCCTTTGAGCCTGCCTTTATCTTGTCAAACAAACGTTTTCTCATAGAAGGTTTTGTGTAATTATTGGAAGAATTAACTGTGCTTTTTGCCACGTTTTGGAGCTTTCATTTTTGTTGCCTTCTTTGGGCCATATAAAAGTTTTTTATCCAGAGCAACTGTATTCGTCCCCTTTGGTTTTGGCTTTTTTAATATGTACTCTCTTACGTTTTCTATTTCATTTTTTTTCAACATTTTTATCTTCCGCATACAAATTGTTAAATACATACGATGGGTCTTGATAACTAGAATCTTCTTCTGCGCAATGCTTATATTCACTTGGGCAAAAGTCTGGCGCACCCTTACCAGTTTCCCAAAGAGCAGGACTTGTAACCCTTACCCGATTATTTGGAAGAGCAATAATATTTCCAAACCATTTACCAGGCTGAGTAACATACATCAAGTGAGATTGTTTATGTTGATCTGGAGAATCTGCAATTTCGCTCTCACAAAAATCAATAGTTGTAATGTACTTAGCCTGATAAAAACCGCCATCAATTTTTGCCAACCATGCAGAAGGTTTACATCTGTCAAACGTAACAATTGCGTGATGATGACTTGGACAGTCCCAAGGTTGAACCAAATGGGTTTCCATCTTC